CTCTGATGGATAAACACCAATCCGCTCTATGTTGATAATCGGCCAAGCGTCTGACGGGTTGTTGCAGTAGTCTTTAACACCTATCACGAAATATGCATCGCCATCAAAACCGCAATGATAGAAGTCACCATTTATATTCTGAGGCCAATCGTGACAATCAAATTGGAAACCGGTTATGAGCTTATTCAGCTCCGCATCACTCATCTTGCTGTAGTCTTTCATATCTATCTCCTTTGTCGATGTGGATACTATTACACCAAATCCGGCTTGGTGCAATAGTATTTGTTGGTTTATTTACTTGGCATTACTGATGATTTCGCAGACCCTTTGATAGATGCGCAGGTCGATTTCGTCCATCTTTGGCTTTAGCTCTAATGCCAGCTCTAGCTTGCGGGTTCGCCATGCTAGGTGGGCGGCTTCAGGGGTTGAGAAGTAACCTAGATGCTCCCTTGCCCCCGTGATTGGGTTTTTGCATCTGGCCTGAAAAAGCTCCTTATCATTATGAAAGTGAACCCCGATTGGATGCTTGCCCCTTGCTGCGCCGCTATCAGTGGTGAAGCTGTTGAGCCACTGCGGGACAAACAAGCACGCATTAGGTGAATACTCTCCAGCGTCGCTCAGTAGGTCTTTGTCAAGTTGGTATCCGTCCACTTGATGCTTTAGCCACCAGATGCGAAAAGCAGAGAATTTATGCCACTCATCACAGACAGTTACACCGATGTATGTCGGTCTGCGGATCTGTTGGCAAGCATCATAGACGCGCTGCATCATGCCTCTCCATGCCGAATAAGCTGGGTCAGATACCATGATTCCGCCAATAACTTTGCGCGGTAAATACGTCGCATCGTTAACGCCAACTACAAGCGCGGCATTCCTTGGCCTTCCTTTTGCACTAACTGGGCAATTTTCCTCTAGCCATATCGACCGCTCGCGTCCACTCATTGAGTTCCAAATCACCAAAGAAATCATAATAAACCCCAAAAATAAAACCCCGATGTAAGTGGTACCAGCACCTACATCGGGGTTTGAGGCTATAGAGCCTTTGACATTTGCGGATCTGGTACATCCAATGTCAAAAGCACCTAACAGACACAGTTTATCATCATTTGCATGACGGTCAACCAGTCACTCCATTTTTCTTTGAATCCTCATAATTGCTGATTTTATGAACAAAGCATTTATCCCATGAAGGCTTGATTGCCTAGCAATCGCATGAGAAATCTTGGCCGATGCCTCAACCTCGTCTTTTATGTTCCTCCATCCATCAGCCTCAGCTTGCTCTATGATCGCCTTGGCAATCCTGCGAGTTGCGATTTTTTCCATCTCTGATTGTGGCTTCATGTCACGCTCCAAAATCAAATGCTTCCTGTGGCTTCTTGCTTCTTGGTCTAGACTGGCCTTTTGGTGCAACGTACTTGAACCTAAGGCTTCGCTGTTCAGCCATCATCCCAGCATAAGCGCAGGCGTCATTAAATGGATTCTTGCTGCTTCCAACCGTTTTCTCGAAGTGCTCAACACCTTTTCTGGAGCACCAGTTGGCATTACCTTCGTCAAGTCCAAGTTTCATCAGGTGTTGCTTGATATTGTTAAACATGAAATCAGTTACTTTGCTCATCCTAATCTCCTTTCAATCTCGGTAGGTTTCTATCCAGCCACTCTATCGCTTCACTTCGACTCTTACCACTCCATTCCATGACGTATGAAATGAGTGATTCTGTGTGTCTCATCTGTCATTGTCTCCGCGCCAGAATCCGGCATTCTTTTTCTGTTCTGGCTCAGGCTTCGCCTCTGCCATATTTCTCCATCTAGCTTGTTCTTCGTCTGGTATTTCAACAAAGTGACCATTCTTAAACATCATGTAGCCATTGCATGGCTGACCTCGACGGCGTTTCACATTAAGCAACTCAGCAACATTACGCATTGGCGTATTCGGGTCGTAAATGCACTCACGATGCACCATAACAATTTTGTCTGCGTCCTGCTCAATGCTTCCAGAATCGCGAAGGTCTGCCGCCACTGGTCGTTTGCTGCCAGCCCGTTTCTCAACATCACGCGATAACTGAAACAGCCCAATAACCGGTATGTGCTGCTCTTTCGCCAACAGCTTAAGTTTTCGGGTAATGTCAGCTATGGCTAGGTCGTGTCTACTGAACTTCCCTCCGATCTCCATTAAGCCAACATAGTCAACAATCAACGCGCCAACGTTGGCATGCTCGGCTGTGAACTCTCGGCATTGCTGCACCACTTCATCAATGGAGCATCCCGCTGCGTCATCAATATAAAACGGCTTGTTTTGTGTTGATTCGAATGCGCTGCCAAACCTCCCTGACTCTGATTCTTCAAAAATTCTTCTTTCAAGATCTTCCACGCCAAGCCCTGACAAGGCCAGCAATGAACGCTCAGCGACTTCCATCCCCTCCATCTCAAGGGATTTGTAAAGAACTGCTTTACCCTGATGGATTGCTAGCTCGTTAGCCACCGCAACAGCCAGCTCTGTTTTTCCAGAGCCAGGCCGACCAGCGATAACGATGAAGTCAGTTTGACCAATAGTACCGAACGCGTGATCCATCCCACCCTGGCGAAGCCGGATGCCTTTAGGAATTTCCTTGTGATAGATCTTGATGCGGTGGTCAACGAATTCACCCGCCCATTCATGTAAAGTTTTCGGCTTCTTCCGCTCAACGCCGAAGTCCATTGATGTAAGAGCGTTTCTAGCTGCCATCATGGCTTCCATAGGATTCTGAGTATCTATGATTGATTGCTTCACATCGTCCAATGTGCGGAGTGCTGTGGCCATGGCATGATTTGCGCGGATTATCTTGGCGTAAGCCTCGGCATTGGCATCCGATACAGCGTTTTTGGCAATCTCGATCACCCAAGCGAAATCGCATTCCTGCGGGAGGTCTCCACGAAGGCCAGCAAGGCGCACATCCTCGCCAACAGTGGTCAGGTCAACAGGGCGGCCACTGGCTGCAATGCGCTTGATTGCGTTGCACAGGTATCGAGTACCGGTTGAGCTGTAATGCTCTGCCTTAGTCATGTTGATGGCGTTGGCGGCTCGCGATGTGTAGTTAGCAATGGCGGCGCCAAGCAGGTTGGCTTCATATTCGTACTGATTGATCATTCGTGATACTTACCCTCTATGATCTTGTTGTAATTTGCTGACTTGACAACCCAATCCAAGCTAGCTGAAAAGTTATTTACCCTGCCCATAAGGAAATCAGACCGCCTTATGTACTCAAAGAGATCTCTCCAGTAATCAACTGATGCAGCGTCAATGTCCTTTGACTTCCACCTGGTAGCCAAATCTTTCATTCTCTGGCCATCCCAAACTCTCGGTTGTCTTAGCTCCGGAAGTATTTCACTCCATGCCTTTATGATTTCATTGTGCGGGCATCTGTCGGAACTCTGTTCCGGCAAAGATACGTTAGTATCTTTAGTATCTTTTCTAGTCTCTTCTAATCTCCTCTCTTCTTGCATGACTTCATCATGATTTATCATGACTTCATCATGATTCGCTTCGGCATGACTTAGTAAACTGGCTGACTTTGGCGTTTCTTTGGCCTTTATTTGGTCAATGATTGCTCTCATTGCTTTATTGCTAGTCATTGATTGATCGAGCCGTCTGGCCATCTTCATGCATGTAATCATGCCATCTGCATTTTCAAACAGTCCGACGCTCACAAAATACCGCATCATTTCCTCAACCTTCTGCGGGGTGCATCCTGTGTTTCTGGCAATAATTCTTGCGTCATGCTCAAGACTGAATGTGATGTTGTCAGCGTCTACGTTTCCTGCAATAAGCTCTATGCAGTACCAGTAGAGGCCGTAACCCTCAAGGCCATAATCAAGCAAAACATTCTGCAGCTTGCTGTCAGTGTTTGCATTTGAGTCATGCTTAAACCACTTAATAAATCATCCCCTCAAGGAGCATTGCTCCTTTTCCTAGCTAACCAGAGTCTTTATCAGATCCATAGTGATGTGGTTAATGATCTGATTGCTTCGTACTCATCCTTTGTTCCGCGCTCAACATCAAGATCGTCAAGCATCTGCTGGTTTGAGTTTGAGTAAATGCCCCAGCGAACATTCTCTGGAATTTTGCGAAGCGCAATAGCTTGCTCCATGCAGGCCTCAAGCGCAGCAGTGGCGTTTCCATTGAATTCCTGGTCTGCAATCTTATTAACGGCATCGATCAATGATTCCTCGATGCGAACTGTCTTTACTACCTTAGCCATGATTTAACTCCCGTTTGGTTGATGAGTTTAATGCTATCACTATATTTCAGAAAGTAAAGCACAAAACACCAAAAAAAGATTTACGAACGTATTGACTCGCCCACCACAAATGCTACTATCTATCACATCAAGGCGAGACAACAACGGAGCGGTAAAATGGAAAACCAACTGCCACAAGAAGTAATCGAGATGGCTCAAGGTGCGGTTCGCATGATGATTGAAGATGGCGTCACGCCTGAGATGTTCGTCAATGACATTGAGCGCCTTACCCGTGTTTATATCGAGGCTTATGTTCAGCGCCAGACTCGAATCTGCATGAACTACCTGACTTGCTCAAGCGTTCGTGATGCTGCACTTGATGCGATTCTTTCAACCTTGAAGGCCGAGTAATCGGCCATTTATTGGAGCAGGTCATGAAACTCGAAACGCTTAAAACCAACACCATAGAGATATTCGTCCAGCAGGGTGACGCGACTATCACTGTCACGCGCTGGGGCAACATGGAAGGCGCAAATATCATGGTCACAGGAAAGGATCTGGCCTTGCGCATGTCGTGCGCCATGACCTGGGAAGAGATCGCCGCGCTGCAAGTTGCGCTGGCTGCGGCCAATAGCTAACAGGGGTTAAGCATGAGCGAAGAGGAAATTGCGTTTTACACTGAGTGCGCAGAGATGGCAGGCATGAGCTTGGAAGAGTGGCTTGATAGCGAGCCATTCTGATAACAAGAAACAACGGAGTAACAACATGGCAATCCCAATCATGATCCTCGGTGAGAGCGGAAGCGGAAAGACCCGCTCTGCCAAGTCACTAAATCCGGCTGAGACGTTAATCATTCAGCCGATTAAGAAGCCGCTGCCGTTCCGGTCTGCTGACTGGAAGGCGTGGGATAAGGAAACCAAGACTGGCTCAGTAGTTCGCACTGACAAGTATCAGGTGATCAAGAAGTGGATTGATGCCGCTGAGTCACTGGGCAAAAAAACCATCGTTATCGATGATGCTCAATACATCATGCTCAACGACGAGTTACGCCGCAGTGATGAGACTGGATTCAAAAAGTTTGTGGAGATGGCCAAGGACTATGTTGACTTGATAACCCACATCACAAACCACGAATCCAACTTGATCGTCTACTTCATGACGCACATCGAGACATCAGAAGATGGACGCATGACGGCCAAGACTACCGGCAAGATGATCCGCGAAAAGGTGGTGCTTGAGGGGCTATTCAGTATCGTCCTTCGCTGCCAGGTTCGTGATGGCATGCACTTTTTCTCGACCAAAACCAACGGCCTCGACTGCGTGAAGACGCCAGAGGATATGTTCAACTCAGACCAAATCGAGAACGATCTCGAATTGGTGAATCAGGCTGTTATCGACTACGGGTATTTCAACTAATCGGCCATGTAGGCCAGGAGAGCAACACAATGCAAAACAACGTTATGTTCCAGTTCAGCCAAGACGCCGCCATGGCATCCCGCGAATCATTCGGCATCACCGAATCAGGCGCGTATGTCGGCAAGCTGTCGGCCAAGTATGTTCAGGGCAGTAACGGCAGCAAGTCAGCAGGTATTGAGTTCAGTCTTGAGTGTGACCAAGGCAAACTGAATTACCTCACCGCCTGGTACCAGAAGAAAGACGGAACATGCAACACCACTGGCTACAACCTGGTTAACGCCATGATGGGCCTGCTCAAGCTGCAAACGCTGACAAGCAAGCAGGTCGGCGAGGATTGGGTATGCCCTGAGTTTGAAGGCAAGCAGCTTGGCCTGGTTGTGCAGAAAGAGCTATTTACAAAGAATGACGGAAGCGAAGGGTACAAGTTCGAGATCGTCATGCCGTTCAGCGCGCAGTCACGCAAGACGCTCAAGGAGGCCATGGCAAACACTCCAGCAACCGCAGTGGACAAGATGATCCCGTTGCTCAAGACCAAGGACAATCGCAGCAAGTCGCAAGGTGGCGGGCAGCAGACGGGTGGGGCTCAGCAATCAAATTCAGACAATATGCCGGACTGGATGCAAGACGACTTTCCAGCCTGACATAACAAATAATATTTTGACAATGGCCCAGCAATGGGCCATATTTACCAGGACGAAAACAACGGAGTAATGGAATGAGAAAAATAACAGTTAAGCTGAAAACTGGAACCAGCCAGGAAGAGGCCGAGATGCTGATTAGTGCCGCTGGAAACTGCTTTAAAGATGCTGATATTGATGTGATTTACTCTGATGACCCAACGCTTTCTGTTGTTATTAGAGAGCAGAATGTTGTTAAGACTATCCAGAGTGAAGCCCAGCAAGCAGGATCTCATTCACCATTCAATCCACACGCTAGACAAGATGGTGGGAACTATGGCAGAGACTAAGACTAAGCAGGCATTCATCAGCGGCTTTATAGCCAGGAATCGCCAGGGAATATCTGGTGACATGGCCAAGATTGCAGAGATCGCCATGGGTGCCAGTGGCGACAAGTACAGCCGCCTTTTCGACTGCATCGCCGAGCTGTCATATTCTGGGGTTAGCAAATCATTACAGGCTGTGATTGATGAAATCATAGATGACTACCTGGAAGAGCAGGCAGTCAAGGAGTGGGAGGCTTACAGTGAATAGCATAGACCTCCAGCAACTCATGAGCCGCAAGCGAGCGGCCATGACTCCAGCACAGAAGGCTCGCAGCATGAAGCGCACATTGTGGCTGGCAAATGACACGGCAAGCCGGACGCTGTTTGCGTCGGTGTATGGATTGGATGGTGGAGTCACGCCATTCACCATGGCTGGCCAGCGCTCACGCATTGACTGGGAGCGAGCTATGGCAGTCGGTGAGACTCCACTCAAGTGGGTGATCACATGTTATGCCATTTGCCGTGACCAGCAAGGGCGTGAATACCTGCCATCCATGGAGCTGACGCTGCCGGAGCCAGTCAAGCAGGATGCAATCAATAAGGCGCTGAGTCAGGCTCATTTTGATTGGGTGAAGGAATGCGTTAACAAGCAGCACCTGATGACGCTGGCATGGATCGCCACTACAGCAAGGGAGCCATCAGAGGAAACCGCAATGCGCATTTTTACTGAGCTAGGCGCATGGGATTCATTCGACATAGTGCAGCCAACGGATGACGGTGGATATTTGACGGTGAGGAAAGGCGAATGAGCGCAGCATCTCCATGGCTTGAGTTATTCAGGAAGCAGCGAGCAAGCGAAAGGAAAAAGAAGTGCAAACGGTAACTCACGCAGTAGTGCAGGAGGTTATCAACAACACCGGGTTGTCATGGCGCGATGCGGTAGCCTGGTGCGATAACAACCTGTTGCCACAATGGCGAACAAGACCACAGCAACAGTATGTGAAACTAACAATTGAGAGTGATAGCGATGAATAAAACACCGGAAGGGCTCAAGGAAAAGACCAAGGAAATATTCGACATGGAGCGCAAACTCGACAAGCTCTACGAACAAAGGCGGGAGATAATCAACTATCTCGGGCTTAACAAGACGGGAGAGAAGAAATGAAAATGCACACGCTCACGCCAAAGTACAAACTGAAATTAGTTGATATAGTTGGAGAATCAAGATTGAATCCAATGTACATGGAGGATGAAAATGGAAGAACATACGCAAAATCAACAATCTTTGAGTCTATTGATGACCTCGTTGAATACGGGAAGAAGATGATCACAGAAAGACGCCAAAGGTTGCAATCAATGTCTGCCGCAATAGATGTTTGCGCATTAAATCTGGATAACGTTGAGTCAAGGAAAAAGTAAACAATAGCCGCCATTGAGCGGCTTTTTCATTTCCACTGGCCTCATGTTACACTTGACACAAACCGCATTGGGTGCGGGGTAAATGCTGGGGGCATGATATGGGCGAGTTAAACCAAAAGGAGGAGGTCTTCGCGCAGGAGTTTGTGCTTAATGGAGGCAACGCTACCGAGGCGTGGAGAAAGGCAAATCCAAACAGCAAGGCAAAGGTAGATGTGCAGTATTCAAAGGCATCAACCATGCTCGCCCAGGAAAAGGTGAAGGCAAGGATTGAAGATTTAAAAGGTAAGGCAAGGGGAAAGGCCGAGGAAAGGTTCTGCATCACGGTCGAGCAGCGCCTTAAATGGCTCAAGGACATCACCGAGGCTGGGCTTGATACTTACATTGACCAGAACCAGAACAAGCGCAGAGAGAACCTTGCAGCAGCTAGAGCGGCCATTGCCACTATGAACGACATGCTAGGCGTTAGTGATGGAGAGTCAGCAAATCGCAAGAAGTTCAACATCACGCTAAGGGTTGAAGATGCCTCTTTGCCTGAATAACCCGCAAGCTAATTTCCTGTCTGCACAGAAAAAGTTCAACGCATTCGTTGGCGGATATCGAAGCGGCAAGACGTTTGTTGGTTGCGTCAGGCAGTGGATGCTTGCACTGAATTACCCTGGCATAAAACTCGGGTACTTCGCCCCTACCTACCCAATGATTCAGGATATTTTCTACACCACTATTGCAGAGGTCGGTGAGGCCTTATCTGATGAGGTCGGGGCAGAGCTAACTGTTGACATCAACGTAAGCCGGAAAGAGGTTGTGCTGCTGGTTGATGGCGTTGAGTATGCAATGGTTAAGTGTCGCGCAATGGAGCACGCTCACCGCATAGTTGGCTTCGACATCAATCACGCCCAGATTGACGAAATCGACACCATGAAGATGGATAAGGCTGATGCGGCATGGAAGAAGATCATAGCCCGCATGTCCAGCGTTCGCGCTGACTATCAGGTAAACACAGTGGACTTCACGACCACACCTGAGGGGTTTAACTTCGTCCATCGGTTGTTTGTTGTCGACCTGCAAGAGAGGCCAGAGATTGCGGAGTTCTATTCGCTCACCAAGGCAAGCACAAGGCAGAACGCAAAGAATCTGCCGTCCGATTACATCCCGTCCCTGTATAACACCTACCCATCGCAGCTTGTTGATGCCTATGTGGATGGAGAGTTCGTTAACCTGACATCTGGAACCGTTTATCACGCATACAACCGCGAGCGATGCCGCAGCCGCGAAACAATCAAGGATGGAGAGCCGCTATTCATTGGGCAGGATTTCAACGTTGGCAAAATGGCCAGCACTGTCTATGTGCAGCGCCAAAATGGGTGGCACGCAGTGGCTGAGTTGTCTGACCTGTTCGACACGCCGGACGTGATCCGCGTTATCAATGAGCGATGGCAGTCTAATGGTCACCGGATAATCATGTATCCAGACGCCAGCGGGAAGAATCGCAAGTCAAACAACGCCAGCACGTCAGACATCGCACTGCTTGAGCAGGCAGGGTTTGATGTTCGCGTTAACGCCAGCAACCCAGCAGTTAAAGACCGTGTGCTGGCTATGAATAAGGCGCTAGAATGCGGGAAAGTGTGGGTGAATGACTCTGCTTGCCCTAATACTGCGCGTGGCCTTGAGCAGCAGGCCTATGACAAGAATGGGGAACCTGAAAAGTCTAGCGGAGTTGACCACCAAAATGACGCATCAACATACCCGATAGTTTACGAAATGCCAGTGGTCAAGCCAGTGGCGCAAATCCAGGTTTCAATGTGGGGGAGAAGGTAATGACCATCCAATCAGCCGCTACAGGCGTGAAGTCGCAGCATCGGGATTACATCGCCAACTTTCCGCGATGGAAGAAGATCCGCGACGCTTTGGCGGCAAACTGCAAATCGTATCTGCGCGATGTTGGAAGTAGCGAGCCAGATAAAACGTATGGAGACCAGCGCCAGAAGGACTATGAAGACGGCGCGGTATTCTACGGCTTCACCAAGCGCACCTTGAGCGGCATGGTAGGGGCTGTGATGCGCAAGCCGCCTGAAATCATCCTTCCATCTGGCGTTGAGTACCTGCTTGAGAATTGCGATGGGGCAGGTATTGGACTGGTTCAGCAAGCACAGGACGCACTGTCTGAGATTGACGCGCTAGGCCGTGGCGGGTTGCTGGTTGACGCCCCACAAGCTGGAGCGGCCACCATGGCCGAGCAGAACGCAGGCCAGCTAAACCCGCGCATTCTGTTTTACCCTGCAGAGTCCATCATCAACTGGCGCAAAGAGGCGCGAGGGTCTACTAGCATCCTGACCCAGGTGCGATTGGTTGAGCCTTACGAGTACGCCAACGCCAATGACGAATTTGACATGCTCATGGGTATGCGTGTGCGCGTTATCGAGCTGGTAGATGGCTTGTATCAGCAGCGGGTGTTTACCTATGACGATAAGGGCAGCCAACTAGATGGGCCGGACGTAATCACCCCGACCATTGGCGGAAAACGGATTGACTACATCCCGTTTACCTTCATCGGCGCAGACAACAACGATTCCAGCGTTGATGCTCCTCCGCTTGAGTCGCTGACTGATGTAAATATCGGCCACTATCGCAACTCGGCAGATGTTGAGGAATCCAGCTTTATCGCCAGCCAGCCAACGCTGATGATTTATCCTGGTCAGGCCATGAATGCCAGCCAGTTCAAGGAGGCTAACCCTAATGGCATCCGTCTTGGTTCGCGCATGGGGCATAACCTGGGGGCGGGCGGGGCGGCTGAGCTGCTGCAGGCTGAGCCAAGCAACTTGGCGCTTGAGTTGATGCTCAAGAAAGAGAATCAAGCCGTCATGATTGGCGCCCAGCTCATCACGCCAACCATTCAGGTCACCGCCGAGGCCGCACGGTTACAGCGTGGCGCTGATACCTCCATCATGGCCACCATTGCGCAGAATGTCAGCCAGGCATATGCAAAGGCCATCCAGTGGTGTTGTGAATTCATGGGCGTGACAGGTGAGGTGGTATTCGAGCTAAATACTGAATTCTTCCTTGCGCAGCTAACCGCCCAGGATCGCGCCCAGTGGATAGCAGACATCAATGCAGGGCTGATGCCAATGCGCGCCTACTATGCAGCACTGCGAGCGGCAGGCACCACAAATTGGACTGATGAGGAAATCGAGGATGAGCTAACCAGGCAGCCACCGCCACCAGCTCCAGCGATGACCACAACGGTCACTGGTGAGATACCGCAAGCGCCGGATGACACGGACAACGACCAACAATAAGCCAAAGCCCCTTAACTGGGGCTTTTTATTGCCTAATGTGCAAACTTTATTTTGACAATGCAGCAGATATTGATTAAGGTTTTGGTGTCTTAACAACGGAGATATGACATGACCGAAACCAAACGCCTTCGCCAAATCTGGCGGCAACTTCGAGACCATGGCTCAATGCGTGGCTTCGAGATGGATTACAAGTTTCTGCGCAGTTGTGCGCATTATGTTGGGGTTGTGTGATGACCAAGGAATACTTGAAGATGGCGGATTATTTTGCTGGTGAAGTTGATCAAGATGATATTGTTATTCTTGATTGCGGATTCGATACAATAAGTCACGCACCAGAAGAGGCGTCCGCCCATGCCATCAACTCACACGATGAGCTAGTGGCAGAGGTTGAGCGGCTGCGTGAATTTGAGCGTGATGCTATGCGCTACCGATTCCTGCGTGAATGCCACTGGAATGAATCGCCGCTATGCGTAGTGGTAGATCCTAAGGGGATGGTGAAGCTTGGCGCTGACTGCCCAACAACAACCAGGCTAGATGATGCGATTGACGAGATGCTTGCATAACCATCAAGCTAGTTTATACTTGCGTTGTGTGATTGGCGTCGAAACCGATTAAACACAGAGCCCGTTAGAATACCTCCTGCCTACATTCGCCAGTTTGTGGGTTTCGACCAGGGGGTACACTAACGGGCTTTTTGTTTCCTCTCTTCTACTCCTATCACTGACCCCATGTGTCGGGCTAAATGTAACGGCAGGCATGGATAAAGGTCGCCACTACTGCGGGATCGTATCAACAGTGGCACGCATGAGAGATGCTGGATTCAATCAATCGAAGCCTAACGGCGAGTAACTTGGCTAAGCGGATGCGCTGCCAGATTGATAGATGATGGTGAATGGCTGGCGGATACGGCGCTTGCATGAGCGAAGAGTCATTCCGAGTTGCAGACATGAATATCTAGCAGCTTACCTACGTCCCATTGTGATGGACTGGGTGGATTCTTAGTTTGGTTTCGACCATTCTTTAGGAGAGATCTACCTTGAAGAACCCTTGTGATAGATAGACAGGTGAAAACCAGTGAAATCAAGGTGATGACACAACTTGACCAATGAATGGAGTAGAAGAGAGGAAACAAAAAGCCCGTTAGTGTACCCCCTGGTCGAAACCCACAAACTGGCGAATGTAGGCAGGAGGTATTC